CATCAATCCATCTACGCCTTCACGGGAGCGGACGCAAAGTCCCTCGACAACATCAAGAAACACTTCTCCGCCCATGAGCTCTCCCTCACAACCTGCTTCCGCTGTGACTTATTCTTTAAATGACACGTCGACCACCGAGATCTACACATCCGCCCCAGAGCTGAGGCGGGAGAAGGAGCTGTCAACTCCCTCACCTACGACAAATTCGAAGACCTCCTCTTCGATGGCCCTCCTGTGGACCTCCAATCCCACGCCATCCTCTGCCGTAAGAACGCACCCCTCATGCGACTTGCCTTTCGTCTCTCAGCCCGCGGAACAAAATGCCGCATGGAAGGGCGCGACATCGGCAAGTCCCTCATCTACTTCGCCAGGAAGTTCAAACCCAACACACCCGGCGAACTCGGCATCGCCCTGGCCTGGCATCTCCGCGAACAAGCCCAAAAGCTCTCCCCTCTAGCCCTCGCCACCCTTCAAGACAAGATCGAATGTCTTCTCGTCGGTTGCCAACACGCCACCTCCATCAAAGCCCTCTACTCCTACATCGAATCCATCTTCTCCGACTCCACATCCACCCGCACAACCACCCTAACCCTCTGCTCTGTCCACAAATCCAAAGGCCTTGAATGGCCTACCGTCTACATCCTCGGTGAAAACCTCTGGATGCCATCCCCACTCGCCAAAACCCCAACAGCCATCCAACAAGAAAACAACCTCATCTACGTCGCTCGCACCCGCGCGATGCACACACTAACCTCAATCACAATGGGCGCCTAACACCATGAACCCTACCATCGAATCCCTCAATTCCTCCCGCGCTCACTGCGCTTTCTGCTCCGCCCTCGACTTCCTCTCAGACCTCAAACTCTGCGCCTCTTGCCATCAAGAGCAACGCATCCTCACCCATCGTCAAAACACCGGCAAACCCGTCTACCTCCTAACCGAATCCCTCTCCTACCACGAAGTCACTTCCATCACTTGTCGTGCTGGCTACTACGAAGTCACCGTTCCAGGAATCTCAGCCCACTACTGCGTCCAGCTCGAAGACTTCCACCTCTCCATCCCATCCCTTGTAACCACCGGCATTGCCCGCGCAAACGATTCCATCCTTCGCTTTAACTCCCTCCACAAAACCCACCTCGCATTGGCATGAAGCTAACTCTTACCCGTTTGGGCAATATCTCTATACCCTTCTTTAAAGGCACAGCTATTCAGTGCCTGTGGAAACTGCGGCGCCATGTGGTAAATCTCGATACGATTATGGTTAACGGAACACCTGCCATTCAGTGGCTTATTACCCAGCCCACACCTGAATGGAACTTTAAGACCAGCATAACAGGCTCCACATTGCACTTTAGGCAAAATCTAATCTGCGATAGACAAAACTTTATAAGGGCTTTTAAGCGAGCCGAGAAACGTTTCGCCACCACGCCCAAACCCACCGCCTCACCCTAACCCCTCTTCGCCTCGGTCAAACACTCTTACCGAGGTTGCTTTTAAAAACCGCCCCTTTGTGAAAAATACCCTTTGACCTTTTCCTTTTTTCTGCTACCTTTCCTTCTTCCCGAAACCATTTCGGGTTACACAAACTAAACCAAACAACATCGCAAACATCATGTCAGACACAACTGGAACCACATACCCAACCACAATCGTCATCAACAAGTCCCTCGAAATCGAGTGCCCTGTTCGTGTCCCAACGACCCTCGAAGGCTTCCTTCAAATCGCCCCTGAGCAAGACCTCATCAACGCCATCATGCGTCACTCGTTCTACCAAAAATGGAACAACAAATTCCGCAAGCTGTTCGTCGAGGCTCTCGTTGCCTTCTCCAAGGTCGACCGTCGTCCGAAGACCAACTCCGCAGGTCTTGTCATCCAACGCAAAGCCCGTGGCGGCGCCCTCGTCAACGAACTCGAAAGCGAACAGTCCTACATGGACTACCTCCTCGACGACAAGATCGTTTCCCGCGAGGACTACAACCGCGTCGGCCTTGAAATCGCAGCCAGCATTCCCTTCGAGGTCTCCAAAGCCGAAGAAGAGAAAACTCCTGCGAAGAAGTTCATGGATTCCGCAGCCATGATCCTCGGTCTCGCCGAAACTGGCGGCTCTGGCTCCAACGGCCAGCCTGTCACCGAAGAAAGCTTCACCGCTTCGTGGTCCGAGAAGAATCCCGGCCACAACTTCGACGCAATCGGAGGCTGGACGCAGCTCGGCATCGCACGCGCGATCGAGATCAACTTCAACCGCGAGATCGCTTCTGGCGGCGGCTTGATTTAATCGGCAAGCGAGCAGGGACGCAACAACTGCAGGCGTAGTATAGCCCTATAGACAAACAATACCGTCCTGAGCATTGACGTTAAAAGGCTCACCTTCAAATCAACACATTGCAGTGAGGGCACCGATAAACACGCAAGCCACCGAGTGTCGTAAACTTGTTAACTTGTAGGAAGCAATGAACGTGAGCGACCTGACCAGTGTGTTGATTTGAGGGTAAGTTACCGTAAGGATGCGATAACCTCACCAGAGACTTGCTGATCCCACTGGACAAAGGGACTGCCGACCGAACTGGTGTCGTAGAGCCAGACGCCTCTTGTGGGTTATATGTGTTTAACCCTCCGTAGAAGTTAATTGAAACGCAACGCAATTAGCCAGAGACCGAGCAACCTGCTGACAATGTGGTGGCTCAAGCAGTATGAATGTTACCGAGCGGGTCTGCTTCTAATGAAAATCCCTAGATAGGATGTTAGTTTAATTGGTAAAACGGTAACGTAGAATCTAGAACAACTACTGTATTGACGAAGGTTCAAACCCTTCACATCCTTCCAATTTCGACTCAGCGGCGTGGACAGTGACACGCGGTAGTTTGTTAAAGATATTCTCCTGGCATCAGTTCTAGCGGGTGAGGGAGTGCAAGATTAACAAGCTGCTTGGCCAAGCAATACCATCAGCAGGTGCAATTCCTGCCAGAGTCACCAGCTTCCCCACCACTTTCCGGCTCCTGTCCTCCCGTGCAGAGGTGCATCTCGACAGCCCGGTTCAGGTGGCGTTCACTATCGACTAGGGCGGTGGTAGTGAACGCCAAATCTTTCCCTCGGTTCAGCCCTTTTACCCACAACCCCATGCCCGAACCCACATCCCCTGAAGAAATCGAGTTCCACGGAGAAGAGGCCCGCCTCACTGACCTTCTCAAGTTCTACCCAGAACCCGTTACCTTCACCATCCCGTCCGGCGGCGCCAGTGCCCTTCGCATCCGTCTCAAGCGCGCCCTTAAGAACTACCTAAACAACCCACTCTGGACTTCCTCCCTCGACCGCAAGCTAGCATGGAAAATCCTCTCCACCTACACCTTCGTAGCTGACAGCAAGACCTCCCTCTATTGCGGCTTCCCCCGCAGAGTCCGAACCCCTGCCGTTGAATCCTTCCAATTCGACCTCCCTGTCATTCGCACGGAAAACCCAGACGTTATCCTCGCACTTCTCCTCCTCAAAAACTTTGACCACATCCCTATCCCCGTCAAGATCGAAACCGCCCTTCCCATCCACGAACTCAGGGAACCCTATTACAACGTCGCAATCGCGGACTCCATTCACGAGAACAACTACACCATCATATGAAAATCGAGACCAACCCTTACATCCCACCACCTCCCATCCACCTAGTCCCCATCGAGGCGCTCACCTCCCCTTATCACGACCTCCCCGCCGCTGACAAGCAACGCGCTCAAGCCCTCATCTCCACCGAAGACCTCCTCAAGCTCCGCTCTTACTACCCGCGCAAAGGCGTAGTCGATGCTGTCATCTCCGGCATGGTTCGAGGCCTCATCCTTCACATCGAATCCCTCAACCTCCACGCTCAACCTCAATCCTTCTGCAAGAACGAACAAGTCTTCATTCAACTAATCAAATCTTATGTCCCAGGAACTCCCCACAGCCGCATCGCCTACACCCTTGACAACAACGGAAACCCCGACCTTACCATCCTCCCGCCCTGCGGAACCCGCTAAGTCCTTCAGCGCCGCCATCTACTACGGCGTTCCATTTGACGAACTCCTCGACAAAGACTTCACCACGATGACCCACGACGAACAGCGTGCATACCTCGAAGGGATTCGCAGCGCGCGGGTTAACCCAGGCCACAAGAAAGTGGAGAAATCCACGGGTAGTAAGAACAAAGGAAAGGGCTCGGACTCTTCAACACTTCTGAAAGGACTTATCTAATGGACCTCCCCCTAATCGACCTCAACCTAGGCGGCACAGCGATGGATTTTCTCCTCGGAGATTCACCAACCACCGAATCCCCCACCGATCGCCCCATTCGCAAGCTCTTCCATTGGACTGACGACCCCGCCTGTCCTCTCGTCCTCACAATGGACTGGTCTTCCCTCGAATCCCTCCTCTCCTGTAATCGCAGCGCGGAATACAAGCTCGTCCACTCCCGCACCACACACACCAAAAGCGCCCTCATCTTCGGCGCTGCCTTCCACTCCGCCCTTGAGTGCTTCTACAAACGCAGCCCCACCGACACGCAGGAAGCCCTCCTCGAACTCGGTGGCCGTGCTATCCAGGCCGAATACGCTCTCAACTCCCACGTCATCATTGACGACTATCGCACTGCTGACTACTGCTTCTCTTGCTTCAGCCTGTATCTCGCACAGTATTTCAACGAGACTATCACCCCTTACATCCACGAAGGCAAGCCGTTGGTTGAGTTCACCTTTGTGATGCCTGTTGGGGTGACAACAGTTCCATCAGAAGTCTTCATCAAATGGGGCCTTGGAAAACTAACTAACGACCCTAAACGCGAAGCTGCCTACCGCGTTGAAGGTGAAACCATCCCCTGCCGCATCGAATGGTCAGGCATCGTGGACGTCCTCATGCAAATGGGCGACGGCAGCACCCTCCGTGTTTGCGACCACAAAACGACCTCCGTCCTTTCCGACTCCTTCTTCAACTCCTTCCAAGTCTCCATGCAACCCATCGGCTACGTCGCAGCAATGCGAGCTGCGTTCCCTGATCTTAACATCAAAGGATTCTATCTCAACTGCGCTGCTTGCCGCAAGCCCACGAAGACTGGAATCGCTTATGAATCATACCGCCGACCGTATGACTACAGCCAGGAACAATGTGAAGAATGGAAACAAGACCTTCTCGCCCTCATTGGCGAGCTTCTCCACAACCTCACGTCCTGCAACTTCCCCAAGAAAACCAACTGGTGCGCGGGAAAATACGGAGCCTGCCCCTATCTCGACGTATGTTCCGCACCGGCTAGCCAAAGAGCTATGATCCTTAACACGGGGATGTTCTCCGATAACACTTGGAAACCTGGGACATGATCACCTCCCGCCTCCCCGCCATCGCCTACTCCACCCTCACGCGCGGCACACCCACCCACCCCATCTACCAGCACACCGCTATCCTCTGCCAACAGCACTCCGAAGGCTCCCTCTCTCCAGACCCTAACAAATCCGCCCTCACTCGCGCAATCCTCTCCCGCCTATACGGCCCCATCCAAACCGAAATCTCCCGCATCTCCGGCCTCTTAACCACCAACCCCGACGCTGCCGCCAAACGTCTCAACGACCTCAACCGCGAACTAATCAATCACACCCTCCAATGAAATCCTCCTCCGACTTCACCATCTCCCTCCCCAACTCCATCCTCATTCTCGGTCGCCCCGGCAGTGGCAAAACCACGCTCGCCCTCCAGTTCCCCAAGCCCTTCATCTTGGACTGTGACCAGAACATGAAAGGCCCCGTGCGCTACCTCGCCAACAAACTCGGCTCCCTTCCGTGGTTCAAATACGACTCCCCCCTGACCGATAAAACTGGCGCACCAGTCCCGCGCGGCACTCGCATGGATCGCGTCCAAGAACTCCTCAACGAAGCCCTCACCGATCCCGAAGTCGAAACTATCGAAATCGACTCCCTCACCACCCTCATTGACTTCATCTTTGACAAAATCCGTGCTACCGCAACCGGCTCCAATCCACCCAAATTCGGCGACGGTAAGAAAACCCAAGACGACCCTATCCGCATCCAAGACTGGGGCACATTCGCCTCCATCCTCAAGCAACTCATCTTCGGCCTTAAAGCTTCCGGCAAACGCATCGTCTTCATCGGTCACATTTCCCACGATAAAGACGAGGTCACCAAAATGATCCTCAACTTCATCGCCTGCCCCGGCCAAGTCGGTGACATCATCTCCGGTCTCTTCGAGGAAGTCTGGCAAACCGAGGTCAAAGCCACCGGCGCTGAAACCTCCCTCAAAGCCGACTACAAAGTCCGCACTGTCGGTGACGCCCGCTCCGAGGCCCTCGGTCTTAAATCCGCAGGCGGGATTGGAGCCTACATCTCCGCCGACGCTCCCGCTATCATCGCTAAACTTCTATCCTCCCCTGTGAAATGATCCTTCCATCCAGTTGCACTTACAAAAAGTTACCCCCGTTAGCCCGATGGTTCGGCAAACGTTGGATTACTTTTGCTGATAACCAGTTAATCTGTGGTGTTACGTTTAGAGGAAAATCTTACGTTACACACGAACGAACGGGAGGCCAAGTCTTCAGCCTACCCAAAGGCTATTCCATTAAAAATTTCATCCAGCAGCCTAAATGAAACGCACCTGCCTCCTCACCTTCGAGCTCTCCGAATCCTCCGACATCCTCTCCTACGCGGACGAAGCCCTTTCCATCCTCCAAGACGAAGGCCTCCCAGCCATCACCTGCGTCCCTTGGGGTCAAGTTTCTTCCCAACCCTCCGAAGACCTGCTCGGTCAAAACCCTTTCCCGACAGCGCAACCTGTCTCTCAACCAGACGCCTTCGCTTCTCTAACCCAAAGCGACCCTTGGCTCCCTTCCTAACCAATTTCTCGCCACAAGTGTGGCCTTGAAAACCAAACAACAAAACAACAAAACATAACAAACATCATGTCCGACGAAAACAACACCATCCTCCCTCTCGATCTCGATTTCTCCGGAGCCGATCTGTCGATGCCACTCATCGTTCCTGGCAATCACCTCTGCCAGATCCACTCCGCTGAGCTGGTCAAAAGCAAGAAAACTCCCGACAGTTGGAACCTCAAAGTCGTCCTCAAAACCGTGGACGCTACTGAAGACCCTTCCGGCAAACCTGTCGCTCCTGGGTTCCAGCTCATCACCTATCTCCAGGTCCCACTTCCGGGCACTGAATACGGTGAGTCTGAACACAAAGACATGTTCATCAAAAAGCTTACCTTGTTCCAAGTCGCCGTCGCCGGTCTCGTGGCCAAGGGTGACGTGGCCCCTGAAGTTCCCCGCTTCAACAACGTCTACATCGCGGAGCTGCCAACGAAGTATGTCATCGCCGTGACCAACAACAACAAACCCAAGGCCAAGGAAGGTCAAGCGGAAGACGAGTTCGGAGTTCGCTCCCAAGTCGCCAGCTTCAAAGCCAACCTTCCTTCCGAGTAACACTAACCTCCGCTGGCAGACCGGATAATGTCTGCCTTTTTCATTATGCCTAAACGCAAAACACACAAGCCAAGAAACATTAGCACAGACTGCAATCCAGTTTGCGACACACCAGTCCAATCCCGCCGTTCCATCCCAGTCGCTGAGGTCAACGAGATCATCCAACGTGAGGTCGCCCGCGTTAAAGCGGAGGCCACCATCTACGACGATCGCGCTCGTATCCTCGAACAGCTCGAAAGCAACGAAGGCGAAATCGCCTATCTCGAAAGCCGGTTACACGGCGTGCGTTTGAATAACAAAACCATCCGTAACGACCTCACCCAAGTCAACCTGGCCATCACACGTCAGCTTGAACTCGATGGTGTCTAACCACTATGAAACAGTTCATAATTCGCATCAACGGCTCCGGCCCAATTCAAGCAGAAGCTGATACCTTTGACATCAAAGATGGTGTCTTGCAGCTCATGACTAATAACGAAGTTATAATGGCGTTCAAAACCTGGGACGCTATCATGACCAACGCATAACCGCTAGCCGGTGTTAAAGAAGCCTCTGGCACGAGGGCGTAATTCTCGTGCCACCCATCCCACTTTCCCACCTTATGATCGCCCGCCTACAAAACATCGGTTACACACTCATCTCAAATATCATCGTCGGAGAGCGCCTGCGCCGTCGTGATGCTAAATTTCAAGCCGCTGTTGAGGAGAAGATGCAGTCCCTCCAAGAGTTCGGCCCCTTCCAACCCCTCCTCATCGACGAAGACAACAACCTCATCGACGGCGGGACTCGCCTTGAAGCCTATTCGCAACTCGGCGAAATCGACGTGCCCGTTGTCATAGCCGTCAACATCGACGCCGCAACCAAACTTGTCATGGAGATGGACGCGAATGAAAAGCGAAACGCGCTTACCTGGCAAGAAAAGGCTGTCGGCATTTACAAAATCCACACTGCCGAGTCCGCCAAATACGAAGACTGGGGCACACGTGCTACTGGCTCCTTGTTCAAAATCTCCCACGCCAACGTCGCTCAAGCTATCCTCTTCGCGAAGGAACTTATCCGTGGTGACAAAGAACTCTGGGAGTGTGACACCGCAATGGCGGGACGCGATCTTCTTTTGAAGCGTAAAGAAGCCGCCGTCACTGCCTCCCTTGCACAGCTCAACCAAGACGCCTTCAAAGTTAAGCCCACTTCCACCCTTCCTGCCAGCAAAGGCATCCTTAACATAACCCTCGGCGCGCCTGGCACACAAACCACTGAGGCCCCAAAGAAGAAGGACCACCTCCCATCTAACGTCGTCACACGCATTCCCATTTCCTCCATGCTGTTCCACGCGGACTGTCATGACTTTATGGAAAACGAACTCAAGCCCTTCTCCATTGACCACATTGTCACTGACCCACCCTACGCGATCGACATGGCCAACCTGGAAGGAATGCAAAACCTTGCTTCCACCGCTGACGAACATGAGGTCGACGAAAACCTCGACCAGCTCCCCAAATTCATCTCCAACTCCTACCGCGTTCTCAAAGCCGACGGCTTCCTCATCTTCTTCTGCGCCTTCCAACACTGGGAAAAGATGCGCGATTGGGGCAACGAAGCCGGTTTCAAGGTCCAAGATTGGCCGCTGCTTTGGCTCAAACCCCACGGCTGTAAGAACAACGCACCGCACGCGAACTGGACAAAATCCGTCGAGCCTGTCATGGTCATGCGCAAAGGCAAAGCAAATCTCCGCATGCCGATGACGAAATGTCACCTTGAATGCGACGCCACCGCTGACCGCATATGTCAGTCCCACCCGTTTGCCAAGCCCCATCAGTGGCTCTCGGAGATGATCTGGAAACCCATCGTCTCCCCAGGCACTACCATCTTCGACCCTTACATGGGCGGCGGTTCCATCCTCCGCAGTGCGATCTTAAACGGCGCACGTGTCATCGGCACGGAGAAGAAGGAACACCACTATGTGCAGGCACTTGAAAGTATCAAGAGCGTCTATACACAAGTGCAAGGGAAACACGTTGAATTCTGCTGATTATGAGTGACACACCTAGAACAGACGCAGCTTCTTTTAACGTCTTTGTTAGCTCCGGCGGAGTGAAAAAGCAAATAGAGACAGACCTTGTGGAGGGCAGTTTTGCTCGCACCCTGGAACATGAGCTAACCTCCACCCGCAACGCCGCAGTCGAGAACATCCGCGAACTCAACGACCGTCTTATCGAACGCCAGGAAAGTTTCCAGGCTCAGCTAATCCGCATCGAAGACACATGGCGGGAGAAACTTAAAGAAGCACTTAAAACAAGATAACCCTATGCAATTCCTTCTCACGCAAGAAGAGCTAACAGAGCTTACTAAAAAAGCACAGTCACGAGTGGACCTGGGCTTTTCTCTAGAAGAGCTGCAAACTTTTTGTTCCTTCGTAGCTGATAGACTACCTATTCACAGGGACTGGAATCCTGAAGCTAAAGAACCTTGGGGCTGCATACTCACATCAAAAACTGAGTATTGTGATGCCTGCCCCGCCCGGCAAATCTGCCCGCATAAAGACAAATCCTGGAGCAAATAAATGATCCCCACCGAATTTCCCGCCGTCCCATCCCCCACCCACCGCCTCGCCATCGTCGGTGACTTCCCCCGCTCACATGAGACCTCCGCGAACCGCCCGTTCGCCGGCCCAAACCTCATGTATCTCGAAAAGGCACTCGCCCGATCTGGCATTATGCGGGCTAACTGTCTCGTCTCAAACATCTGCCGCTCCCAACCTCCCAACTCCTATGGCAACTCCTCCTTCTTCATGTTCGACGGACCAGACATTCAAGAGGGACTCGCACAACTCCGTAGCGATTTTGCGCAATTCCAGCCAAACTGCGTTCTTCTACTCGGCGACCTGGCGCTTAAAGCCGCCGGAGTCCATCACTCGCTTGACGCGTTCCGTGGTTCAATCTTTAGTGGCTTCAACGACAAACACAAATGCGTAGCCACCTTCCACCCCACCTCTCTCTTCACAAACTATGACAACATGCCACTTTTCATGCATGATCTTAACCGCGCTGTGGCTCAGAGTAAGTTCCCTGAACTCAAGTTGCCGAAACGAAGACTGGAAATTAACCTGTCTCCGAATCAGATTGTCGAGAAACTCGAAGCCATCCTTGAAACTAAACAACTCGTCTCGCTTGATATTGAAGGCGGAATACCTAACGAACGTGCGGCTAAGGTTGAATACAAACATCGCAACGGCATCACCTGCTGTTCTGTTTCTATCGACCCATCCAGTGCCTTCATTATTCCATTCGAGATTTATGATGTCGCCACACTCCAGCGAATCTTAGTTCCATTCGCACGTCTTCTCGCCGATAAAGAAATCCCTAAAGTCCTTCAAAACGGCCTCTACGACTACACCGCCCTAGCCTGGCATTTCCGCTGCCCCATTAACAACATTGCCCACGACACGATGTTCTCTGGCTGGGAAATTTACCCAGAACTCCCGAAAGCGCTAGAAACTCAAACCTCTATTTGGACGGAAGAGCCTTACTATAAGTCAGACCGTAAAATTGACGATAGAGACACGCACTACCGCTACTGCTGTAAAGACTCTGCGGTGACTTTGGAGATTCATCAAAACCACATGCGCGCTATGGATGCTGCACAGCGAGCGCATTATGAGTTTAACATCTCTATCATGGAGCCGCTCCAGTATATGTCTCTTCGCGGTTTCAACTACGACATCGACGCCTCCAACCATCGCCTAGCGGAACTACATGCGCAGCAGCGCGAGCTTCAGGACGCTTGTAACCTTCATACTCCAGCACCTGTTAATTTCAATTCGGCACCGCAGCTCATTAAAACCCTTTACCACGAGTTTGGATTTACCAAGCAGTTCAAGAAAGAGGCTGGTCGCAAGACTACAACGCTCACAGCAGACAAAGGAGCGCTTCTCAAGCTTGTCGTCGAGCAGGGCCAACGTGCTCATCCATTTCTTATAAATCTTCTTTCCTGGAAAAAAATCGAAGGCCAGGCGCAGCAACTTAAAGTATATCGCGATCCCGATGGCCGCATCCGTTGCTCATATAACCCTGTTGGCGCGGACACTGGACGCCTATCCTGTAAGCAATCCACCACGGGGTCAGGAACGAATCTCACCACAATCTCCAAACACAACCGCAAGTTCTACATCGCAGACCCCGGCAAGGTCTTCTTCCAATGTGACCTTGAAGGAGCTGACGGCTGGACGGTAGCTGCTCACTGCGCCGCGCTTGGTGACAACACCATGATCGACGACTACTACGCAAAGATCAAACCCGCTAAAGTCCTTTGCCTTATGCAACTCCAGCGTGAAGGCAAACTCCCACACGTCACCAAGCCCATCAACAAACTCACGCGAGATGAAATCAAAGCCCTCATCAAAACCACCAAGCTCCCCGAAGCCCTTTATGGCGTTTGCAAAGTTGTCCAGCACGGAAGTAACTACGACATGCAGCCGAACAAGATGTCCGAGAACCTCCTCGAAAAGAACTTCACCCACAGCGAAGAGTTCTCCATCATGTTCGTCCCGCCGCAAGAATGTAAAATTATTCAAGCCCTTTACTTTGAACGCTACCACGGAGTCCACGCTTACCAAGATTATGTCAAACACCAACTCAAAAACGAGCGCTCACTCGCCTGTGCATCTGGTCATATTCGTAAATTTTTTGGTAGACCTGACGACGGGACTACGATTCGCACCGCGCTGGCTCATGAACCACAGGCAAATACCACTTATGTTACAAATCTTGCAATGCAACGTTTGTGGCAAGACCCAGAAAACCGCCGATCCAATAACTCCCTAATCATCGAGCCAATCCATTCTGTCCACGACGCCCTTTGCGGTCAGTTCGACCTCTCCATCGCCGAATGGGCCTGTGCTAAAATCAAATCCTACTTCAACAACCCCATCAAGATAGCCAACGACATCATCAACATCCCATACGAAGGCGGTTACGGCCAGTCTTGGTATCACACAGGTGAAGGCAACCGCATGGGAGAAATCTAAACCACCAACCACCCACCCTTATGTCCCTCGAATCATTCTTCCCTACCAACCTCCTAGTCACGCCCAAAGCGCAAGTCCTCGCCGATCTTGAAACCGACGGTGAAGTCATCATCGACGTCAAATACATTAAATACATCTGGCAGGATATGGGTTCCCTCATTGCATGGTGCGAAGCCTGGAGCCTCACCTATGAATTCTTCCAAGAAGAAGACATCACCCGCACCGTTCGTGGCTTGAAGACTCCCATCCGCTGGCTTAAAATCACGCGCGGCGCGAAGCAAGCTGAACTCGTTGACGAAGACAACCTCAAAGAAGAAAGGACAATCATAGATGAAACCGATGCTCGCCTTTAAAGTTCAACAGTATGGACATCAGCTCTCCAACCCTTTCTACGCGCAACCCAAGCTTAATGGTGTTCGGGCATTGTGCAACGGCCAAGCTTTTCAATCCCGTGACGAGCACCTTTGGAAACCCGCCGTCTTACGCCACTTATTCGACCAAGTCCAACCTATCTTCCAGCGATATCCAAACTTCATCACAGACGGAGAACTCTATCGCCACGGGCTCTCGCTCCAAAAGATTAACCAAGCCGTTGCCGTCAACCGCCACGAGCCGACCTCTGTCACTCCCACTATCGAGTATCATATCTTTGACCTCCTTGATGTTGAGCAAGGCGCCAAAGATTTCGCATACCGCGCTGAGCAACTTGATGCGATTCAATCCGTCATCACGCGGTTCCAACTAACCCACATCAAAGTCGTCCCAACCCATCTTTGTGGGTCAATGGATATGACGGAGCCGCTTTACAAGAACTACCTGAAACTTGGCTATGAGGGCTTAATGTATCGGAGTCTTGGTTGCATGTATGGCCTGCAGGAGAACTGCGGCAACAAGGAGAACAGGTGGAAGTGTCTGCTTAAGCGGAAGGAATGGCTGGATAAGGAGTTCGAAATTGTTGACTTCACAATCACTGAGGGTAAGAAAGGGGAACGCGGATTCAAGGTAACCTGCGAGATAGATAGAACGCGGGAGTTCTTTAGTGTCGGCTCTGGTCTTTCTGACGATGAACTTGACTACTATATCAGTCATTCTCCCGTCGGCCAATGGGCCAAAGTAAAATTCGAAACCTATTCTGACACTGGCATTCCACTCAAGCCTACCATCCTTGCCATCCTTTCATGAGCTTTCTCACCGACTATTCCGAATACTCCTCCGGCAACGAGGCCCCACCCGAGTTCCACCTTTGGTCTGGCCTCTGCACCCTCGCTGCCTGCTGCGGCCCAAACCTTTGGATGGACATGGGCGGCGCTGGCAACATTCAACCCAACCTCTACGTCCTCCTCGTCGGCCCTCCCGGCATCAAGAAATCTACCGCTAAAGACATCTCTCGTGACCTCCTCAGAAAAATCCATACCAACAAACATAAAATCCCAATCGCGCCAGACTCTTCGAGCAAAGAAGCTTTTGTTGATTTCCTCTCTCGAAAAGACTCACCGTGTAAAATGGTGTTTGATCACGCTGGCGGTGCTCGTTATTACACTAAGTGCTGTCTATGGTCTGATGAATTTGTTAACCTTGTATCCGTAGGTGGCGATCCGATGGCGTGGATTCAAATCCTCACAGAAATCTACCTCCCGCGACCATCTTACAAAGCATCCACGATCGCGCGAGGTAGTGTCGAAATGCCGTATCCGTATATCAACCTTCTTGGTTGCATGACAACGGATATCACCAAAGCCCTTATCAACGACGGCTCCCTGAGCGGTGGCTTCTCCCGTAGAACCATCTACATCTATTCCAACAAAGACGGCGATCCCGTGCCGATTCCAAAGTTCACCGTTGAACAAGAACGTGCTCGCTCCCGCTGTATACAACGCGGGCAGGAAATTCAACACCTCTCCGGCGCGTTCGAGTTCTCCCCTGCGGGCCTCGCCGCCTACGAAAAAGCTTACATCGCAAATCACCACGCAAAACAGGAAGCTCCATCCGCTGCATTAGTGAACTTCATGCAGTCTTACGGGAACTTCTTGATTAAAATTGCGATGCTTCTCCAACTTTCCGAAAGCGATGAACTCGTGATCGGTGAGGACAAAATCCGCCACGCAAAGGCTCTTGTTGACAGCGCACAAAGCCACGTCTCTATGATCTTCGCAGGCGTTGGGAAAAATCCACACGCCGCGACGATGGCTGGGATTAAGGTCTTCATCGACCAGATCGCTTCCCGCCCACCACACTTTGTCACCCTCAAGCGTATCTACGCGCAGTTCCTTAATCAAGCCGAGCAACCACAGTTAGAATCCATCCTCAAGCAAATGGACGGCGTTGGAGATTTAGTGCTCGTTTCGAGGAACATGCCAAATGCGGGGTTGGTCAAAGGAGTGACCACCCCGCAGATGCACGGACAGTTTTTACAGTTAGTCGCGAATCAAACACCATAGCCATGAAAACACAACTTAGTAATTTTGAACAAGCCTTTTCCACAGGCGGTGGATCGTGCGTAGACGTCTGTCACTGTGGCCACACGTTTTACGATGCTGTCAACTCATACTCATGGGCTGAGGGTGAGAAAATTCTCAACGACGCCCAAACTGCGCTTTCGGAGAACGCCAAAAATCAGGCACGCGAACCCAGCGCGCCGAATACAACAACAGCGCCCTAGAGCGTTGCCTGCATTTTTCTTGTTATGCCTCTTTGAACCTTTGAATCGCCAATTGACCCCGAAA